CCTACAGTGCCCATTCAGCCCACCTTTCGGATTTTTGAATGGGGTTGGTTACACATACAATACTTTACCTTATACTGTTTATTTGTTTTTCCCACACATCATCGGTCATGATCCTGGGAGCCACCCCCTCACGACCACCATAACAATGTGTGGCTTTAAAGCTAATACCAAACATTAACTTAACTATTTCTTTTTGACCACGGGTGTTTTGGGTATTTCATCCGAGTTGATTATTTCAAACTTCCTAAACGACCTCGCACACGGTTCCAAGTGCCCAAGAGGTAGATCACAGCCCACAACTGAGCACGTGTCTTCTTCTGACACTTTCCGTAGCGATGTTTTGGAGTCAGATTTCAGCTCTTCATTCAACCCATCACACTCAGGATACAGGAGGTCAGTTTTACAATCAACCCCTGTCTCCAATTTAGTCAAACGTTGCATCAATTCCATTAGTTGGTTGCTTGGTCGCTTACTGTCCAAGCCGACATCCACACCAGCTAAAATAGTACCTCCCTGATATCCCTGATAAGTGATAACAAGTCCAGTACTCAACAAGCCAGATGTATCGGCTGTAAAAGAAGCAATACCACCACCTATACCAACATTAACACCACCACACGAGTGAACACGCTGGTTACTCGATGAACTGCCAGTGTTATTGTGAAAAGCAGTAGTGGCAGAATAATCTTGATTATAATCTTCAATAGTAAATGTGGTTGCACCAACCGGTATACATGGAATACGAGTAACATTAGTACTGTTAGTGGAATTAAAAGTAAACGGCTCATGGACTGAACTCGTGGTACCAGTGCCAACATAGGCGTTGGTGTAATACAAATAGTTACCAGGCAAATTCATGGCCACGTCAAGGCGCCCCGCAGAAGTAGTGTAACTGGGCGCAACCAGTTGTGTTACTGATGCCCCAGTCCACCCACTAGGAGTGGGGTTCGCCAAACATGAGTTCAAAGTGGATGTGCTAGTTGGATCCACAAATGCCATATATTTGCTTTCTGGTAGCTTGGGCTTAATTAATTTAATATGATAACTAACCCATAATTCACCAATTGTTATATTTGCAGCCTGCATACCAAACGTGGCCAACTGAAACTTCCCTAGATCATAAAATCGAGGATCAGCTCCAGACGGCTGAATAAATTGCCTGACATATAGGTTTTGCAAAACATTCAGTGATCGCTTACATTCAACACCATGAATGGCAGTATTGGCGGGCACCGTAGATACTGTATACTGGTACGCCTCCATAGCTTGCTTAGAGGTAAATGCAGCATCTAATACATCGTAAGATGTCGACATAATGACTACACCCAATGCGTTATTAGTTGAAGCTATAGCACTACCAGATGTAGGTCTATACTCAAACACAAGGCCCAAAAACTCATACTGTTCAAAAGCAGTTGAAATAGTACTGAGCCATGGAAACAACGCAGGATTACTGGGGTTTAGTTGGAAAACATTGTTATTAAAGACAATGGATGATAACACATCACCAACATATTCCCGACGTGCTATACTAACAGAGCCATCAGCACCATTGCTAAACACTGGTGGCCCAGTGTCCGCCATGATTGTGTTGCTCTGCAATTTATAGTCCCCAAACCCTGTTATACGGGATGCAATCCCACCAAGTCCAGACCCTATCTTACCCCCCATTGTGGGATTACCCACCAACGCTCCTAGACCACTACCAACCATGCCACCAAGGTCAGATAAGAATCCCGAATAAAACCCTTTCCCTTTAAGGGTTGGGGTCATGTTACGGGACACTTTCTTGGCTTTGACCTTGGTCGCTGTTTTCTTCTTCTTATTCTTCTTCGGCATACTCTACTATGGGATCCCCGGAGTACCACGGGGACTGTACATACATGATGAACACTGTGGATAGCGCCGTGCAGTCTCTCGGCCTTTTGTTTAGCACGGAAATATTAAGTAACACACACCGTTTTGGGCTAATTACCATCATGAACCCCATAAGCTTTAACGTCGCTCGAGACGGTTAGAACATGGCCTCGAACCATGAAGTTTCAGCATCCTGAGCACTAACATCATCAGGAACACTAACAGTCGAACATTGCTGTTCGAATGCTATTTGTACGTCTGGCATTATCCCAAATGCTTTATAAAAGGAATAACGGGTTTCTTCAGACACCTTTGTGCCACTTTGCCGAGTGGCACCAAAATATCTAAAAGTTTCCATAGCATGGTGTTTGACAACGCGTTTAACGTTACCAACCCTAACCATTGTGCTATAGTATGCTGACAAAACTGGCATGTCCCCATAATTACTTAACCCACACTTGCCGACATCCCTTGACCACGCACGAATCATTTCGTTTGTGGTCATTGGTAATCGACAAATTGAGTCTTTCCTTACAACAACACGAGGGTCACGACACATGACCCACCCAGTACTAGTGTAGACTGGCCTAGTTTGACAAAACTCAACATGCTCTAGCACATCAACTGGGTTACCTATCTTCATGTTAAAACCACAAGACAACATAAATTTAGGTAACCCTCGAAACTTATCATAAGCTGATCTTTCACAAATGATAACTGAATCATCACCATTATTAACCAACTCACAATCCACCCCAACGATATCAAAATACGTCTTCAAAACTAACACCATAATTACGATGTTACCAAGAGCCGTATTCATATCCCCAGACATACGACACCCACTCACCTCATACTTGACTACCCCGTCCCTAGCCCGGCCACGGCACCTATTAACCAACTGATAGTTGCACAACTGTTTCAACAGTTCTTTATGATGGCCATCATAATGGGCAAGGTATACCGAGTGTTCCAGCTTCAACATATTATATGACACATGCTGGTCAAACCTACTTGCATCTAAATCAATAGCTACAGGATGCACAAACCTGGCCCATTTGCGATGGACAAAACCACCCACCTGTTGGACTGTATAGCCCTTCATTATGGATGGTATTTTTCCCAGCATAAGGTCAAGTTTGTGATAAATCCCATTCTCAATTGGTTTCAAATAGGAGCCAAATTCAATGTTGAATTGCTGATCACGCGGTTGGATAACCCTGGGAACCGCATCAGGTTTCTTCCCAAAGTCAATCTTTTCGCATTTGATGAATGTGTCCACCCCTCCAAAGAACTTACCACGTCCTCTGGTAATCAAGCCCTCCAAAGCCTTTTGATACATGGTGCGCTTGCGACCCTCATAACTGTTGACAAACTGTTGCCAACTAATGGGGGTGGTAACAACACACCTCAAAGAGAATTTTTGGAAGGTTGCTGCAACTTGCTCAAGTGCAGCAAAAGTGGGGGCGGGGGGTGCTGAATACTCCCCACCACTTCCTTTAACAACAAACACCCGTTCAACAACCCCTTTGACCAGGTTGCATAATGAGTTGTTAAAGGCAGAAAACTGACTCCGAAAACCAATGCCAGTCAAAGATGGCATTAACCGCTGTCTTGGCTGCTTATCGCGGAACCGTCGGTATTTGATTCCCACTGACGTGGGATCAACACATGGGGGCGCAGCCTCACGCCCCCTTACCAACAGCCCGCCCACCTATGGTACCAAATTCTTTACCCACGTTTTCCAGCCCCTAACCATCTTCTGATTTGCAACCAACTTGGCATGCAAATCATATGGAGTTGGTATTAGGGCCATCTCAATTGCTAGTGGGAGATGCATTAGTTGGTGACTTGGTCTTACCCCACGCTCATGCATCATTTTAATTGTTTCATCACGAAGAATCATACGATTGGCCGCCGTATCAGCTAGCAAGCCAAACTTCGCCTTGAGGTTTGCCGACAACCAACGGGTATAACGCAACCTACCAGGTTTCTCATTATGAATGTCATCATACTCAAACAATTTCTTTCTGAGTCGTATTTCCCCATAACTACTGGGGTACCAACTCAACCATAGGTGTAGGGCACCACACGCAGCAAGCGTGAGTGCCCAATGGCCCATGATGAGTGTTAGGACAGCAATCAAACTGATCCCCACAATTCCCACCATGCGCCACATGCTAGCTACAGCAATAGTGTTATAACGCACAAATTGCATGCCCAGGCCGCCATGGGCATCTACCTCATTTGTACCAAAGATAGTCTTAAAGCTCACTTTGTTCGCTTCATCAACAACATACGGGTCAACCTCACCCTGGCTAGGGGTGGGTTCTTTGGTCTCCTGATGTGCAGCTTGCATGGACTACTCAGTCACCGAGGGTAAA